GTTCCATCTCCACGTAAAAAAGCACCTTGTTTTCCTGCTGCTGGTGCTGGCACCAATCCTGCTTTTCCTGCTGCACTTGCTGTTGCTGCAGACATGCTGCTGTATGTAGTATCTGTAAACTTAGCTCCACTTGGAACAGAAGCATTTAAAGAATAAGTACATGCTGTTGGTTTTCCGTCCTTAAAATACACTGGCTGTACTGTTGTACCTGCTGAAGAATCCAGCTTAACAGCAGAATTTGCCGAACCACCTGCACTCGAAGAACCCGCATAATTATGTGTATGGCTAGAAGCCGCTTTTCCATCCAAAGCGCTTTTCACTATCTTATTTTGTATAGGATTTGCACTTGTGCTACTCAATGCAGAATCCACAATTATTTTATTTGCCCCTTCCGAAATTCCATCCAGCTTTTTCTTATCTGCTGCACTCAAAAGCCCGTTTGCTGACTGTGTAGCTGTACTATATGTAGTATTATTATCGCTTCCCCATACTGCGGTTCCATCTGCGCTCCATCTCAATATCTGTCCTGAAGAACCTCCTGACGGAATATGCTTATTTCCAGAAGTATTTGGATGCGTATAAACAGTTGTTTCCGTACCGTTAATTTTTACATTCCCATTTGTATTAGATTTTTCTGTTTTTGTTGCGTCTGTCCTTGCATGTGCAGAATCTGCATGTGTTTTGGCTGCGTTCCAGTTTGTCCTCTCTGCAGAGGTGATATGCTTTATGGCATCGCTTATATGGCTGTATGCTGCGTTCCAGCTATCCAGTAATGCTTGTGTTATTTTATCCAGAACACTTTTATTGTTGTGTGTATGCTTCTTTGTATTGGCGTCATTCCAGTTTGTCCTCTCCTGCGAAGTGATATGTATTGTATTATTCCCTGTATGTGTGTCTAATTCTGTTTGGTTTGCCTTTTTCCTAATCGCTGCGTCTAATGCTTCGGAAACATCTTTGTTCGCCTGTATTGCGTCTGCGACTTCCTTTAAAGTATCTAAAGTTTCCGGAGCGCCACCGATTAAATCAGCTATCTTTCTGTCAGTATAACCTGTAGCCTGTCGGTACGAAGCATCCAAAGCGTTCTGCTGCGCTGTACTTACAGGTTTGTTCACATCAGCCGTATTATCCACATTTCCAAGACCAACCTGTGCTTTTGTAACCTTATGCGGGTTCGCCTTATCCACTACATGGTTTGCAAGATTATTTTTATTTGTTTCTTCTGCTGCCTGTGCCCTGCTAGTTTCTTCCTGCAATTTCTGTTTTAAAAATACATCATTATTTAATAAGTCCCCTTTAATAGAATTTTCCAGTTCTGCTGTCAGCAAATCTTCTCTTTCTGTTTTATAGATTTCATCTATAAACTCTGGAGGATTTTTTACTTCTAAATTAGCCATGTCTTACCCCACTTCCTTAAAATATTTCCTGCACCAAGAAATCAAACAGCATGTCATCATCTTTTCCTTTTTTAAGAAATGTTTTATAAACTATCAAGTCATTTTCCTCATCAAAAATCCCTAATTCAGAAATATATGTATTTGCCAAATCTTCCTTCCCCAGCCCCGATTTATATTCGCAAGTGGTTTCTTTGGGATAATTATGTTCATCAATCTCCATGCGTAAAAGCTCATTCCTTAATGCTGTTTCTTCCCCTGTAACTGCGAAAGGTGTATCCTGTGTGTCTACACCTCCATCACCATAAGCAATATATTTCAGTTTTGGAAGCTGGATATCTCCCGCATGTGCCTTACAAAGCTTTTCGCGCCCTTTTACTGTTATTTTTGCATCCGCCATTGTCAAAATCTCCTTTTTTGATATTCTTTATAATACTTCCTCAATAATTTCTGAATCGTATCTCCTGCTGCCGTCATAATGATGTTCCCCGTTATATCGTGTTAAATGATATCCTGTTGTTAAGCACACTTTATAATTACATGTATTTTCCTGCGCAGAAGTTTTCATAGAAAGCCTATATTTCTTTTCTCTTATCTCCGATTTCACTTGCGTTTGATACCTTAACTTTGCCACAATATTCCGTATTTCTATCCTTGCTTTCATGTCTTGCATTTGTATACGGTAGACATAATTGACTTGTGCTTCTAAAAAAGCCTGCATAGACAACTTTGCAGGATAAAAACGAAACCACACATTTTCGAATTCCGGCAGGTTATATCTTGGATAAACCATGCTGGTTATACAAAGCCTTGTTTCATACATAATTAAAATAAAAAAAAGAACATCTATGTGTTCATTTAAAATAAAATCTGTATGAGACTGTTTAATCCTATTTAATGTTTCTCTGACCACACCAGCATCCAATGTTCCCTGCCCCAGAAAAGTTACTTTAAATGTATTTGGATGAGAAGCTTTATAATTATATATCCCTGAATCATGCACATCCGCCACATGCACCTCAAAATCTGTTACATTTTTCAAATATTCTTCAATACGGTACGGTGTCATTGGAGCCTTGATATCCCTCTTCTGATAAATCAGTTTCCGGCGTTCTTCATAAGTAAGGTGTTCCCTTACAGGCAGCCCCCATTTCATTTCATGATACATCAATCCCCATGTGGCAGTTTCCGGGAACATCTGGCAAGGAAGTTCTTCAGCTATTTTTAAAGCCTTGTCATACTCTAGCCCCATCACCTGATAAAGCCATTTCCCAACATACGACCTGTCATAAAATCCACCTGATACATAACCAAGCATCTTATTTGCACTTACACTTGTTGGGAAATTCTCCAAATCAAATTTCTTCATCTGCTGCCTCCTGAGTAAAATCAAGAGTACCCGTTTCAGGGTATTCCTCTTTTTCAAGCTTAATATTTGCCACGCCTCCATTTATTAAAAATGTATCAAAATCTTCCACACCGCTGACAGCAGAAATTAATGGTCGGACATCATTATATCGCAGGATTCCTTCAGTCTTAGCATTGTCATACACATGTTTCACTGCCTCCGAAAAATCTTCTTTTATCTGCTCCATATTTGCCCTATCATCAAAAATCAGCCCTGTGCAAGTATAAGAAATACTCACTGTCGTCGCTGTAACACATTCCAGTTTTGCACATGCAGTTGGCAGCAGTCTTTTGCTCCTGTCATTTGGCGAAACAATATAGTCATAAACAGACTGTACAAGTCTTTCATTCGCAGGCTGACCATTTTCATCTACCAGCACCAGCTTCACAGTCCCCGGACCGTCATGCGCCGGTATTACAATACAATCTCCAGCTCCGGCCTCTTTTGCCCACCGGATATAATCCACATCATTTCCAAGATATGTCATTGCATTTTTATATTCTGAAGCTATCCGGTCATAATAAGCATTGTTTCCTTCTTGTTCTGTTCCGCCAGTGATTGGTTCTGGATTTGTAACTGCCATGATTTCCTTTACAGGCTTTGCCATAATGGAAACCACATTTGCCTGTACATTAGAGTCTGTCCCTGCCAATACTGCTGTTACAGCTATTATGGCAGTTCCTGATTCTCCAATCTCCACATCTTCATCTGTGGCATATTCAACCGCTGCTTTTTCATTTGTAGCAGGCGCACAAAAAATAGTCTCTGCTGGAATTATATATCCCGCCTGCCCTTTTACTTCTATCCTGCCAGAAGCATGTGCCGCCTCATGCCTGTAAACATGTACCTGTCTGCCATGCAAATCCAGCCATTCATCCCATGCGTACATGGGAAACGCTATCATAATCGCTCTTACTAGATGATAATTGATAAACTCTGCGTTTTCTAAGGCAGCAGGCATTGTAAAGTCGAAAGGGAACCCTCCCGGCATATCGTCGATATCGTCAGGAAGGTTATTCATCATTCGTTCATGTATTTCTTCTGCGGAATTATGGTTCATAAATTCTGGTGCTGTAAACTGCAGTTGCATTGTTCTGCCTCCTTCCTGTTTCTAAATCGTTATTGTTATAAGATTGTCCCATTCTATCCCCTTTACCAAAAAAGAACAATGCAGTTCATCAGCATTATGCTGAAATTCAAAATTCCTTACCCATTCAGTACGGGGATTGACCATAAGCGCGTCTGTAATTGTTCTCTGTACCATAGATTCCACTGTTTTTTCATCATCTTCCTGTGTAGCCATTTCCATTTCCACCCCAATAGAAGCAGAATAAGCAAGGCAGCGGTATCTTTCTGTCTGCGCTATTTTAAAACACCATACAGCAAATGCTTCCCTGCCGTCACACTCTACAACCCTGTTTGCACCGTCTCTTACAAAATCACCTTTTGCCACATCCCACTTCATGCTCCTTTTGTATTTACGGTCATAATCAGTGCCCTCCTCTGTAAATTCCGGCGTTTGCACTACTGGGAACAAAGTCTCTGCCATATTATG